ACAACAGGAACAATTACAATATTTTTCTTAAACCACTCTAGTTTACTTTTTGTTTTTTTCATTACTTATAAAAACCTTTAAAGATCCATTCAACCCACTTGTCCCATAAACCTTTAATTTTATTCCATATTTTTTTAATCATGTTTTTTCTCCTCAATTTCATAGAAGAAGTTGTCCGTATCTTCAGTCTTCCAATCACTTGTGTTTTCTACATTCCAATCAGAGGTCTGCACTTTCCATTTAGGAATTTCATCTTTAACTGTAAATGAAGGTATATCCCAAATACATCTGTTGTTAGGTTGTGCTGCATAGTTTCCGTCGTCTAGGGCTATGATGTGAGCACACTTATGCTCATGCGGAATCTCTGAATGGTCCGTGTCTAATATATTAGCTTCGGGATGGGCAAAGTCAACCGTAAATAAATACTTGCCTGGGTGCCATTTTTTATCTTTTCCAATGTATTTACCGGCTTGTCCTTCTAGGATATCCCAATTAGTAACAGCAGGATAGTAACTAAAACAATTCCATAACTGTAACTCATCCAGTCTACGCCTAGGAACGTCCTCTGGCTTAAAGCCTCTTTGAATGAACGCAGATATCGGGAGACGATAGAAGACAGCTCCATTTTCCATAATACAATGAAAAAGTATACTGTGCCCCGTAATACTCGATAGACCAAAAATAATACAGTCTTCAACTTCACCATGATGCTTTTTAAGATCAAATAAATATTCTCTCTTAATTTGTGCATAAGTTACCGGTATGTTTGCGTTTAGATATGCCATAAAAAATCCTCATTTGATAGAACCCCAGTTATCACCTTCTTCATAATCTACTTTGTTTGGAACTTCAAGTGATACTGTTGACTCCATTATGTCTTTTATTTTTTCTGCTTCTTTTTTATTTTGTATAGATATATCTAATTCATCGTGTACCTGTAAGTGTGGTATAATTCCTTCCGCATGTAGATCTATCATAGCTTTCTTTGTCATGTCTGCCGCTGATCCTTGTATCAATCTATTTAAAGCTTTGTAGGTGTATGCTCTTTTTATCCCTGGTCCGTGTTCCGCGAGCGCATCATCGTGAGGCAATGGCTTGTGGATACCGAACTGATTGGGTTCCCACAAAGGAAACCTGCATAGTCTACCCAGCAAAGTTCTTACCTTACCTTTACGCTGTGCTCTACTCATCACAGCATCCATAAGCTGTTTAACAAAAGGCACTTTAGTATGATACTGTTTAAATAAGTCATCAGCCTGTAGCTTACTTACACCCAGCTCTGCTTGTAATTTGTTTTTACCCATACCATAGAAAAGACCTAAGTTGATTGTCTTAGCCTGTGTCCTAGGTATGCCGGCCATATCTGCTACAATCTTGTGAAAGTCTGCATCACCTTCTTTATATGCATCCACAACATCTTCAACAGAATAAAAGCCCTGTAGTGCTGCGTAGTGCACAACTAATCTAGGTTCTTGCTGCGAGTAATCAAAACAACCCCACTTACAATTCTCCTCAGGTAAAAATAAACTTCTGATCCGTGGTCCGAGATCTTTGTTTCTTGCAGGTATCTGTTGTAAGTTTGGATTATTCATACTAAATCTTCCTGTAACAGTCCCACCACTATCACCACGTAACTGGTTTATCTCTGCATGTATTCTACCTTTGCCAGAGTATTTTAATATTGTATCTAAGAACGTAGTATGTGCTTTGTTAATCTCTCTTGCTTTTGCAATAGCTTGTACAGTCTTGTGCGGGTGATTAGATAAAAAGTTTTTAGTAAAGCTTGGTGCCTTTGTCTTCTCTGTTCTGTCATAAGGTAAACCAAGTTTATCAAATACTTTTGCAATAGATCTTGCTGCCCAAATCTGTACTTCTTGTTTAGTTTCCGCATATACTGCGCCTAATAATCGTTTCTCTTCTTCAACCATAAGTTGTTTTTCTACAGATGCTTTATCTACATCTACCCTTACACCTAAAAATCTCATATCAACAAGAACAGGAAACAGTTTAGTTTCCATATCAAATATATTCTGTATGTCCTGGTGCATTATTTCTTTTTTTAATTCCTGCCACAACTCTAGTGTGAGTTGGGCGTCACGCTCCGCGTAAGCTCCAACGTACATAGCTGGTAGTTTATACATCTCTGCCTTAGGATCTACACCCCAAGACTTTGCAGCTTCGTATAGTGCGGTCTCATCTTTACCTTTACCAACATAATCTCTACCACAGTTATTTAAATCATATCTAAATCTATTTTCATCAACCAATGATGCAGCTATCATTGTGTCTACAATTTTACCATTTATTTTTAATCCTAATGCTCTTAACCAACACACGTCATACATAGCGTTATGAAATATTTTTGTGGCAGGTGTATTGAGTTGGTCCTGTAACCATTTTAAAACCATCTTACGATCCATATTACCACCACCTTCATGTGCTATTGGATAGTAAGCACACCAATCATATGTAGCTAAAGATATACCAACAACATCACCCTCACCTACAACAGAACCAGAACCCATTCTTTTATTTAAGTTTGGATCTTTTGTTTCTAAGTCGATAGCAATCTCATCATACTTTGATAGATCTGGAAAATCTTGCGGCGGTAGCCATTCTGTTTGTGGTTTAAATAAAATCTTCACTTTCTTCCTTCCATTTTTTATAACCTTCTGCCCAACTTTCTTTTTCTTCTGGCGTACTATCTTGTAACTTCTTTTTCTCTAATTCGCAATAGTGGATAATCTTATCGAGATCCTCTACTCCGTTTTTGTGCATGTATCTACAAACGTACTTCACAACACATCCTTGAAAAAACGAAAGATTATTTTTTGAAATAAATTCGTACGGCTGAATACGAAAGTACATGTAGTGGCTCCCGCCTACCTGGACATTCTCTGGTTCTGCATCTTTAAACAAACTTTTGTCTGTCATATTTTATATCCTTTATAGTTATCTTTTGGTCTGACAATGTGCAGATGTGTTTTAGTTCTTGTTGCTCCAACATAAAACAATCTGTTTTCATCATCAGGATTTTTTTCGTAGTTGATTTGTGTGTTTCTAGATAGGTCAGTCAGCAGCACTACGTTATCTTGCTCACCACCTTTCACACCATGTATTGTTGATAATACAATACGTGGAGATGAATTTAATTTTTCACCGTTTTCTCTCATTCTTCTTATGTATCTAATGCTTCTACTAGGTGCTTGGTCAAAAGCTTCATACCAAATTTTATCTGTTCTCAACCACTGACGTTCTCTTAGTTCAGGTAGACCATACATCCCGTCCTTGTCCATATATTTTAAAGATTGCTTTTCAAAATGGTTTTGTGACATGTAAGATGCAATTCTAACCACTTGATCGTAATTTATATTCACACCTTTACGCACATTTTCCCAGTCCGTTACAGCTTTGTATAGGTCTTGTTCTTTGTTTGTTTTAAATTTGTTCTGATAATACAATCCTTGCTCGTACAGCGCTTCCTCTACATCTGTTAACATAAATTTAGTTCTAGCTAACACTAGCCAATTACCTTGTTTCATGTTAACTTGTTTGAACTCATCATAATATGAAAGCAAACCTCTTTGTGTTTTTGGTCTCCACTCTTTTGGTAATCTATGTTGTATTTTGTTTACTATCTTTGAAGCAATATCATGGACTACCTGCGGTATTCGGTATGACTGTGTCAGTTGCATCACCTTACCCTTCTGTGCAATAAAACTATCTACGTCTGCACCAGCCCATTTAAATATAGCTTGATCATCATCACCTGCAATATAAGTATCTTGTGTCTTGTCCCATATAGATCTTGCCATTTGCCATTGTGATCTAGATAAATCTTGTGCCTCATCTATAAAAACTACATCAAATCTAGGAGATCTGTCCATCTTTACAAATTCTGTAATCATGTCCGTAAAATCAATTAAGTTATAATCTTTTTTGTATTGATCTAAATCATGTGCAAATTGTTTTAAAACTTTTATATCTACTAATTGTGTATGCTCATGTTTTTTAAATTGTTCTTCTGGTGTAATTCCACGTAGTTTAGCTAGTTGTATAATACGAAGTATGTCGCTTTTAGTTGTAAACAAACCAGAGTGTTCGTTTTCATACTCATGATAATCCACAATCAAATTTGCTTTTTTACCTAGATCTTCATAGTGTCTACGCTGCATAACTTCATCTTTACGTATACCCAATCTTCTAAATGCTAATGAGTGTAGGGTTCTAAAGTATGGCAGGTCATCCTCACTAAAATTAAATTTAGACATAGCTCTATTCCTAGCTTCGTATGCAGCTTTTTGTGTGAATGAAAAGTAACCAATCTTATCAGGATCAGTTTGTTTTAAATATTTATCTACTTCGTTTAATAATGTCGTGGTCTTACCTGTACCAGGTGGACCCAATACAATAGTTTTCAAAACGCATCCTCCTGTTTAAAGACTCTGTCTTTTGGTTTGAATGATTCTTTCTCAAATTCTGGTAATCTTATTACACTAATTTTTTTCTTTGGTAATGCCACTCTGTAGTTTGTATCATAACCACAATGTTCTCTCAACACGTAAAGAGTAAACTGAGGTTTCTCAGGCCACTTATGTCTTGCTAAGTATTGATAGAAAAAATTTGTAAATACAAAATGGTGGTGTGCTTGATAGTTCCAAACATTACCTGCTTCAAGATCCTCTCTTGTTGCACCTGACGTTGCTCTACCCAAACAATAATTCTCTACATGTTGTTTAAGTTGTTCTATCATACTAGACCCTGCAGGAGCTTCTACCTCTTCTTTATTCATCATCAAAAGATTTATCATCTCATCAAAATCTTTTGGTTTTATCTTTGGCGGCTTTGTATAGATCTGATTCATACATGCTCGTATGAAAAGTCTTTGCTCTTGTAGATCCTCTGCTTTTAATTCTATTCTTTCTCCGTCTACATTTAATCTGTATATTGGTGGCTCTGTCTTTACCACCTGTAAATCTTTTAGTGGCGGAAACATAGATTGTGTACCTATGCCAAACTTTCTAGTCTTACATAGTTGTTTATCACAGTGATTACACATAGGTTCTTCTGTGCATTTGAAACCATATTCTTTATTGTCTTTTCTAAATTTTGTTATCTCATCATGTCTATATGGATTTACAAAATGTTTGTGATTAAAAATATCTAGCTTGTCTGCCCAGCTTTCTGGCCATTTCTTTTTAGCATAAACTCTGTATTGAAACATAACTCTGTCTCTACCATCATCTAATTTTTCTTTTGTTAAAGATTCTAAACAAGGTGGTCCATCATCATATTCTGATTCAGGTCTTTTTATAACTAAGTTTTGTAATTGTTCTGGAGTTATTTCTACAATGTTTTGTAAAAATTGTGGAAGTGTAACAGCTTCACCAGAAGAATTAAAGCAATATCTTACCGTACTTTCATGATTAAAATATGGTAAGTTTAAAAAATTTCCTGTATCATCTTTGGATTTTAATTCAATTTGTTTTGGAAAAACTTCAGAGTTTCCATAACCTAAAACTGCACTGATAGATATCAATCTATCTCTCATTAGTTTTGCAGGTACAAAATCTTTTGTAAATAAAAATACATGGGCACCACCTGATTTAGAATTAAATACCATCAGTGGTAAGTGCATAGATTTTATTTTATTAATTAATTTTTTGTGATTGAATTCTGCATACACATCTATGTCTATGCATCCCCATCTACATTCATTGTTCTCGTTGATGGGTATAATACCTAAACTAGGCTCAATACCTTTTAAGTGATCGTCCCAATGCTTATCAGTTACAATTTCTGTTTTAACAAAGGACTTGCCTTTGACCTTTAAGCCATCGACACCCTTCTTGTCCACATAAGTGCAACCATGTGCTCGCTCTAATCCTGTAAATATCTTTCTAAAATCTTCCATATTTTTTTGGGGCCGGATCCAGTCTCCCATCCCCGGCCCTCTATCTTCCAGTGGAAGTTTTTAGTACGGTGAATCGGATTTGGATTCTTGCTCTCCGTGTTTTACTTTAACATCACCCTTTGAAACATTCGCTCCAAAGTCTTTTGCTATTTTGTAAATACCCGGATCACTAATAGGTCCAACTCTAGACACATCCCAGCCAAACCATGTGCCCTTGTCGTTAGACTGTTGCACAGTTTTTAACTTATAAATGTGGCTATATGTTGGCGGTGTGAACATACCGTTCTTACCTTGCATTTTCAGACCCATCATCATTGAGTTCCATTTTCTACTCACTTTTAATTGAGTAGCTTTCATAGAAAGCAATGCTGTAGTTGGACTGTCGCCAAGTATAACTACGAAATGACTAGCTGTATTTTCAAGATAGTTACCATTTGCTAATCTATCTTTATTAAACTTGTCTCTTGTAGTTGACGGTAAGTCGTCCCCAGCATCATATATTTTTACTGGAGCACCTTGACTCTCACCTCTATCTTGCCATTCAATGTGCTGCCTTTTATAGTGCACTGGCACGACATCTATCCCTTTAACGCCATCATAAACCTCGCCTGTAACGGTGTTTATAATCATACCGGGTTCTGCCCCCTCGACATGTTTAGCATCTCGCTTGTTGCATTCAGGAGATAGTTGGCCAAGGACTTTTAAGAATGGTAACGCAAGATCTTCTTGCGTCATATTCAAACCTTGACCCGCATCAGCTTCAAATAAATTTGTGCTGATCTCGTTTTTCTTTTTTTCTTGTACTTCACTCATGGTTATTGTTTCCTTTTTATTGTTGTTTTGTTTCCAATGAATACATTGAAAAGTTCCGTTGGCATTTCTTTTCCTGCCTCAATACGTTCACGGACTAACGCTTTTAGAGTCATAGGCTCGACCTTCAGTTTTTGCTGAGGTTCGAGACCCTGACCCTTTGCAAGTTCGGCATAATCAGCCGCCTTGTTATCCTCGTTGCGACCAAAGGATACGGATATCTCGTTTTTGATTATATCCCCTAGCCCATTCTCACGAAGCCATTTAAACGCGTTCTCTTTATTTGCTTG